CGCTGTCGGAAGTGTGTTCATTTCTCCGCAGAATGTGAAGTAGTCACCGATCGCCATCTGGCCAAAGCAAAGATGACCCTGAAGAACATCGTCGTAGCTGCGTGAGGTCGGATTATTCTCGTTCCACCAGTTCGTCTCGTATGTCCAAGGACCGATGACAATCTGCGCATTCATATATTCCGCGTATGCTTGAAGGTTCTGCCAAAAGTCCGGATCAACCGGAGAGTCGTTCTGGGCTCCAGCGAAAATGAAAGTGCGGTTTTTCACATCCTTGACCGGCGCGACGCGGAGCGTATCACTGAGCCAGGTGCGCGGTGCGCCTTCAGACTCAATCGTTTCGCCGGTGATACGGTCATATTTGATCGAGACGTGGCGATCCACAACGATCGCTTCTGGATTGATGATCGGATAGCCGGATGAGACCAGCATTTTCTGAACGGCAGAGGAGAGGTTCTTTGCGCGCTTTTCAGCATGCACCGAAGGATGAACCTTTTCTTTCTCAGGCTTCTTCTTCACCCGGGGCCCTCTAACCCGAAACACCAAATCCGGAACATCTTCACCGGCGCGACCGCGACTGCGTATCTTACCGGCGATATTCTTGATTGTCTTAATATTGCGTCCAAGCGCTGTCGCTACATCCGAGAGATATGGATAGTTTTTCACATCATTGTAGATTGTGGCGAAGGTCTGACCATTCGATCCGTTTCTGTTCATTATATATACTCTTAAGAGAAGTAAGAAAGAGAAGAGAAGAGAAGAGACACGGTCCGGCGTTATCTCCAGAAGTGCGTGGCGGTTTCCCAAGGAAAGTCGAACCGGAATTTACCTTCGTCTAATGTAAAAACAAAACCGCACTGATGAATGTGGTTTGCGTAGGTGTTATTCAGAAGCGTCTTCGGCGGTGCTGCACGAACGCGCCAGTTATCAAAGTGTTGCTCGCCGACTTGTTGGATTTCTGATTTTCCCCAAACATATTCAATCGGTGTCCACTCTCCGTCACGATCTCCTAGAAACCATTCAACCCGTAACGGGTTACAGTTCTCGCGTATTTTGACGAACGAGCCGGATACCCAAACCCATTCGGGGTTAGTCACGTCCTGTCGCGCCTCAATCGCAACGCTGTCAATGACAGGGAAAAACTTACCAGTAATAACGCCCGGGCCGACGATATAAATCCAAAGAGCAACCAGAAATACACTCCACGTTTTAGGCCGCTGAAATCTACTTTTTTTCACTTTTGTCTTCCTCTCCAGAAATACCAAGGCGCTTGTTTACGACCATCGGACCAAACTTCATGAGCGTGCGCACGAGATGCTCACCTGTGAAAACCAGTGCGATGACAACGATATCGCGGTCATTTTCCGTCAACGATGGAAAGGCGCGAATGATATAGTCTACGCCGTAATACGCAGCGACAGCGCCGGCGATAATTCCCGACGAGGTTTCTTTGAAAGATCCGCGCTCGGGCGTGAAAAGCCATTTCAACAGCGCGGCGATAAGAACTGTTCCCCAGAAACGCATGTCCTGCCCGAGAACCGAAATTAAGCTGAGAGTTTCAAAGTATGGCATCTATTTCACCTCAACAAAAACGGTGTCACGCCAGTCGGCACAACGCGAAATGCGCTGGTTCTGCTGATCAAGGCGCGCGTTTAGCCGCAACAAAGTCCGCTTCATCGGTTCACCAAGCTGAACGCCCGAAGGTAAATTGACACGGCAATCCGCAGGCAAAGGTGCCGGAGCGTATGCCTGCTGAAGCGCGATCTCTTGGGCGACTTTGTCGATGTCATTGGGCTTCTCACCGCAACTGATCAAAAAGGTCGTCAGAAACAACGCAGCCGTCAGTCGGCATATCGTATTCATCGGCCAGTAACTCCATCTCATATGCCGCCAACCGCTCTTCTGCTGTCTGACGTGCTTGGTCCATATTTTGACTTGCGAGACGTTCTGTCTGAAGCCGCTCGGTAACAATGTTCAACTTGTTGTTTGCGACCATCAGATCGAGTTCTTGAACCCAACCAATTCGTGCATTCTTGATTGCTGCGTTCTTTTCTGAAACGTGAAATGCATAAACACCTGCGAGAAGCATCATCGCAGCGATCAGGGCGCTCACCAGACGTGCGCCTTTAGATCTGACGAGCGTGAGTGCAGTAGACAGCATCACAGCACCTGACGCGCTAATAGCGCTGCGTGCAATTTCATCCGCGTGTTCGGACCAGCAGAACCATCGACTGTGAGTTTCTGATGCCGCTGGAAGACACTGACAGCTTCAGGATGAAATCCGAGAACAACCAGTGAAAGACGGTCCACATACTTCTGCCGCTCAGCAAGATGGTTGTAGCCGCCGTTGATGCGACGTGTGATTTTCTTGGTATCGCCGGCGTCAGCCAGCACATTCAATTTGCGCGTATCCCAATACCAAAGCGCGACCAAGCCTTCCCACGGATCTGTGTTGACAAGATCGGGGTTCTTGACAAAGTCTGGCGCCTTTGGATCTTTCTTCTGCGCCCAGGCTGTGAACTGGCGATAGTTGTCCTTGCCGGTGATCTGGATTGGACCGCGACCGCGATAGAGGAAACCGTCACCGTCCTTCTCAGGCGTATTGCCGAGGTCAGTGCGTGTGTCGTAGCGCGCTTGAGCGCCCTTCCCGTCCCAAATCTCTTTGTCGTGGCGGAACTCGCCGCTCTCAAGCATCACCTGGCCGCCAAGTTGAACGAAGCGGTGCGGCTTGAGAATACCAATAGAGCCACCGTGTAAGGCGGCGCTACAGACGAATGATTTCAGGTTGATGACATTCGGTCGCCTAACGCAAGCGAGGGTGATGATGCTTGCGAGTGTGGTTTCCAAAACAGACATTCTCATCCCCTAGTGTTAAGTCATGACTTACTTACTACACTGTGCGTCCGTTGGCAATCTGCCTTGAGTAATGGTCCGCCTTCCAGTTGCGCAAAGCCAAAGCACCTTCGTCTGCTTTCAGTGTGCGCTCGGAATGACCAGGATCTACGGTTTCGAGAAAGATCACCAACCAGAACCAAACGGCGACGTGCTGGTTTTTAGTTGCGCGGCTTGAGATGGTCTCATCCGGATCGCCACCAAGGATGGCATTTCCAAGCTGATCGATAGCGATCAGGATATTCCAGATATAACGGGCGAGAAGAACACGGAACATAGCGCAGTCCTTAAAAGGTTTCTGCGGTAAGTCATAGCATACTTATTTTGTGGCGCAAAGCGCAACATAGCCAAGAGGCGGCGCATCATCGAAGGTGATTTTCTCCAGAAAGACAGAATTACACATCAATGAGCATCCAGGAGATACCCATTGGAACAGCAATCTTATTGTTGTCCCTTGCGGGCTGTGACTCGTATCCAGGATTAAACTGACGACCAACTTCCCATCTTCGGAAGCGCCACTGCGTTGAACTGATGCGCTCAACCGAAGTCGTCAAGATTTGGGTCTCGCCACACTCCCAGACACCACCAGTTATCCAAATGGAGTTAGCGGTAGAGTTGATCGTGTAGGTCCAGTTGTATTTGTTAGAATTAACCGTGGCCGCGCTGATAAAGCCGCCTTTGTCGACTTTGACCATATCCTTGTCATCGCGCCAGGTGGTAACACCCCTGTCGTCATAAACTCGAACGCCATAACTCTCGGTCTCCGGAATAACGTTGGCGGTTTGAATGATGTGATAGTTCAAAACCGCTTGACTAGACGCCAGCCCCTCGTATCTCGCAGTCCCGGTCAACTTGTATTGCGGAAGAATGTCTTCGCCCACCGCAAGCTCAAACAACAACAGCTGCGCCCCCGTGGTGCTACCATCAACCTGCCCCACCGTTTCACCTGGCTCAAGAACGGCACCCGTTGCTGTGTAGGTATTCCTTCCAGTGAATTGGTTCCAAAACATGTAGTTATAAATTGTGGTATTCGAGGCGTCAAAGGCGCCGGTGGATACGCGTTGAAACACAGGATAATTATCTGAAATAACAACCTCGGCGTTATTATTTAAAATCTGCAACCCATAAGTCATTACGCATACTCCATAAAGAGAACCCAATGCGGGGTAGCGAGTCTTGTGATGTCCGGCCCGGACTCGTATTGATAGGTAGAAGGCATTGAATACGTCTTTGTTGACTCATTCCATATTGGCGTCTGAAATAACCCTCTCGTGGGTGCGTAAAAACCCTTACTGAGCGTAAAGTTAGGCACAACGACCGTGCTGGCGCCAAGCCGAATATACCGCATAGCCACAAGCCGGCATGACCTTAAAAGTGTCGCATCTTGCAAACCCGCCGTCGTGTTTATCTGGATACCGTAAGACATCAGGTAAGGTTTCCAATTCTAACCCGAAGCGTGTCGGTTGCGTCGTAGACGCTGATTTTGTCAGTCTCGATCACGATACGCTCGCCACTCACCGCGCTCGCCAGGGTGCCGATTACGCCAGAGACGGCAGAAAGGCTTGAGACGCTCATACGGTCAGCCGTGACGCTACCCGTCTTGATACCAGACCCGTCAATAACTGTTCGGCCATAGTTCGCTTGCAGCTCGGAAGCGCCCTCGTATGTCGCCAAAATAACCCTGTCGGTGGTCAACGCGCCGCCTGGTGTTGTCGTTGTAACAAGCGTCGCGCCGCCTTTGTCCCAGCAGATATAAAGCGTGCCGGATGCCCAAAGAACAGATCCGGACGCGATTGCCGTCTCGATAGCAACCCCGGCGTCGTCTTGATAGACGATAGATCCTGCGGTCCAGCTGACCTCATTTGTGCCGGGAGAGTTGAACTCGAACTCAATTCCTTTGACTGACAGGTTTCGAGAGCCGATCTGAAGCGCGTTTGCCGCGATGGTGTTTGCCGCAACGGCGCCGCCGTTGATCTTTGTCTCATCACCGCCCGTGCGCCAGTCTGATAGGCTGGTTGTGCCTGAGATCAAAATTTTGCCAGGGTCGATCTGTGTGGATGCCGCATTGACACGCGCCGCGGGATCACCCGCCTGCGTTTGGATAGTTGACAGCGCTGTTCCGTCCACTGTCAGCGATGATGTCAGCGCGGTGCCGGCTGTGAGCTTTGCGGCGCTAAGGTTCGCAATCTTTGCATCCGTGATAATGGCATTCTTGATCTGAGCCGAAAGTGTCAGCAGCTCGCCAGTTGTAACCTTCGCGGCAGTAACGGCACCATCTTCAAGCTTTACGGTCGTGATAGAGCCATCCGCCACGTCAGAAGAGACTGTCGTCGTCGTGGCCGATACCATCAAGCTCCAGTCGCCTGCGTTGCCAGAAAGATCCACAGCGCGCACCCAGTAGTTTCGCGTTACAACACCTGTTAGGTTTTGGCGAATAAAGGATGGTGTTGTGGTGATAAATGTCGGAGAGGTTGCCAAAACAGGAGGGGTTGTCGTCGCGCTTTCGTAGATATGGTAAACATCCAGATCCTGCTCAGTGTTTGCATCCCATGTGAGCCAGACCAGGTCAAAACCGCCAGTGGCGACAAGACCCAGAGTTGTCGCTGGAGCGATCGCGTCAACCGCCGCAACGTGAACTACCTCGTTTGACCAAATAGAAGCGCGACCAACACGGTTCACAGCCCGAACAGAAACGGTATAGGTTTGGCCAGAGATCACAGGCCATATGTATTCCAGCGAAGAGGTTAGATAGCTGATAAAATTGCCTGCGCCTTGCTTAATCTGAACTTCGTAGTGAGCGATATCAGGAACGGCATTCCATGCCGCCGTCAGACGCGCCCCACCCTCGATAAGAGCCGCGGACGAAAGCGATAGGCCGCCTGGCTCCGCCGAGGCTTCGTTGTCTGTTAGAAAGTCGGCAAGCGTATCCACCGCAAACTCGTCGGAATAATTCAGACCGTCAGCGCCAAATAGATCATATCCAGCAACGCGAACAAAATACGAGGTAAGCGGGATCAAGGTGAAACCGGCAACCGTTGATGCGCCTTCGTATTTTGGCGCGGTAATGCTAGGATCAAAACCTGATGTTGTTTCAATCCAAACCTTTGCGCCTTCCATGTATTCTTGAGGCTTTGGGTTCCAAGCAACAGAAACCCGGGCGCTGAAAGACTCCAGAACCGGTGTGATCTTAGACACCTGCCCCTTTGTCACGACAATCTCGACAGGATCCGAAGGTGTATCGGCAATATCGAAAGTGACAACCTTAATTTTAACTGCGCGCGTTGGCCCGGCGCCGCTTGCTGCCAAGTTATCCGCTACATTCTGCTGAAGGGTGTATGTGTATCTGTCCGAAGTGATCCGGTCTGTGCGCAACAGAACATCGTTGTCGTTTCGGCGCACCTCTACGATAGAGTGACTGAAACGCCCCGGTGTGTTCTCAGACGCTACGGCCGAAGGAAGCGTCAGTGATGCGGACGAAGGAAACAGGTTTGACCACTTCACAGTGGCTTCGCGCGCCTGATAAACACCAGCTGTGCCGTTCTCCAAAATGATCGTAGTAATAGCAGGCTTACCCATCGCCGTTGGACCACTTGCTGTAACGGTGATCAAAGCGGCTTCCGATGTGACGCCGTTATTGTTCATAGTCCGAATATCGAAGGTGTGTTCGCCTAAAATTGGAGTTTCGAACTCAACCGTGTTCGTCTCCGTTGGCGACATGACAATCTCTTCGCCATTTGGCGTAGAAACTCGAACAACGAAGCTTCGCACCACCACATTGATAGGAGGTGTCCATGACACTGTGATACGAGAGCGCTGCACGCCTGCCTCGATGTAGTTGGTCTCCAAGGCAATCAAATTGGTTGGTGCGTCTGGTGCGCGCTGTCCGCGTGTGTATTCGATAGGCTCAAAAACAATGCCACGCTCAACACGCTGGTATTTCAGAGGATCGTGAAATAGCGCAGTCACCGCGAACACTTCAGGCTCAACCTCTTTGATGCCTAATATCCGATAAGAGCGCGGCTCAACATCTGTTCCGACGATCACGTATGTAGCGTTTTGAACCGCGCGCTCCGCCAACGGCACGCTCAAAGTTACCGCTTTGGTATTGCCATCCGCCCAGCTCTCCACGTCTCGCGTGTATAGCTTACCGTCTGGTCCAGTCCATGTGACTTTATACGTCTCACCGATAGCCGGAGTGAACGCTGCGTCCAGCATAATTTCCGTATCTGTTTGCTGCACAACGCGACCACCAAGACGTGCGGCTGCTTTGCGCGGATCTGCGACAGATACGATCTCGCCTATAGCGGCGTCCATATGGTCAAGGCTGGCGTTGTAGGTGACGGTCTCGGTCTCATACCGCTCAACGTCCAATACCCAGCGACCATGCCGACGCGCTTGACCCCGACTTGTGCATCCGTCGAGCGAGATACTCTTCTCGCGCCAACCAAAGCGACGCACCATTTCATCATCGATCACCGCTTCCGTAGCATTTCGGTAGAAGTTGGAAGGATCTTTCCATGTCACCATGACAACAGAGTGACGCGCCTTGGTGGCTGTTGAGCTATAAGAGAAACTGCCGCCGATAACATTGGCCGGAGATACAAGCTTCACAGGATCTGAAGGCATGTCGGCGGTTGCGAAAACCTGACCGAGCGACCAGTAACCCATACCACGCCATGATTGCGTCATCATTTGAAGCGCAAACATCGCCTCTTTCTTGTCACGGATCACACCGTTGAAAGTGTAACGTGGCTCCATAATATCAGAGCCACCGGTATCTTTGTAGCCAGTTTGAACAAGCTCGTCACAGTGGCGCGCAATCGTATAAAGCGTCCACTTGTTGACTGAGCTTTCAGATACGAACTCACCCAGACCAAACCGGTCGTTCACGATCATGTCGCGGAACATCCAAGCCGGGTTTGAAGTGACGCCAATCTGGAAAAGGCCATTCCAGATACCGACATATGCGCGCGTTACTGGGTCGTAATTCGATGGGATTTCAACCTCACGGCCGCGCACCATGAATGATGTCTGCGGTAAAGAGCCCGGAACTTCTTCCGCGTCGATCTCAAGCGCAATAGCGGCAGTGTGTGGATACGTGTATCGACCTGCAACAAGAACGGTCATGCTTTCCCAGAAGAACTCGGACTGCTGCTTATCGTCTACGTCATCAGGCGAAGACCGTATTACGCGGATGTCCCAGGGCGCACCATCTTCGGGTAGACTAATTGTGTGTGGAATTTGAACAGGCGAGATACACTTCTGACCGGTTAGGGTTTTAGTTACTCGCGTCACCCACTGACCACCAGCCGCACGCACATCGATCTTGTAGTTCAGGTTGCGACCCTTTGCTGCGCCGTCATTTGTAATGCTAAAGAGTGAGTTGATCCGGATCGTGATGTAAACAGCTGCCGCATTGGTCTCTACGACGCTACGCTGAACAGCACCACCTGCAATAGAAACCTTTGCTTCAACAGGAACAAGCGTGCCAACAGAGTCGTGTTCACTAAACGCCCCTTCATCCGCATAGCCTTTATGTTCTTCCCAGCTGACTTCGTTAAAGTTGTAAGATCCGGATTGGTTCTGAACAGGCGTCTCGCCAATAAAGATCGACTTCGCACCGTCAACCAGGCCACCAATTGGACCCTCCGAAATGACATCGATGATGCTTGCCCGAGCTTTACTGCGCAGCGTGTTCGCCGCGTTTGTTCCACTACCGCCGCCCTTCTTACCGCCGCCGCGACCAGAAATATCTTGAATTGTCATTTTCTATCCTGTCACAGCGGATGAACCGAAGATCTCGGTTAGACGCAGTTTGTTCGTTTCAAATGGTGTAGTAGTGTTACCGGCTCTGTCGATCCGATCGATATTAACCAGCGCGGACACTGTCATGCCTTTCACGAGGATCTCTTGACCGTAAACGAGCGGAATTGCGGTCCCTTCAGGAGCCAAACCCATAACGCCTGAGAGCAAAAACGAGCTTTCAACCGCTTCTTGACCGGTAGGTTCGGGAGCGAGCATGCCAGACACACCCGCTACAGCCATTGAGAGACCCATCATGCCGGCCATGCCGCCGTATGTCGTCGCACCTGCGACACCCATCATAGGAGAGGCTAAAAAGCCTGCCATACCGAATGTTCCCATCGACATGGCGATCAAGCCAATACCAACGACAGCCTTCATCGCGCCGCCGTTCTTTGAGCCAGCGACAACTGGAAGAATATGCAGAGGAGCTGAACCAAGGCGCATACCCGCTATCTGCTCTTCGTCCAGACACATTCCCGTATCGATATCTTCACCGCGGACAATATTGTAAGAGCCCTCTCGTAGATCGATGATAAACTCGGGAAAGTTGGCCGTCATCGCACGAACAGCATCAACGACGGTATCAACCTCGAACTGAAACTTCTCGCCATACTTTGCGCCAAGGGTTCCGTGAAGGTAAACGTCACGCATTTTCAGCTTCTCCTGTCCAACGTAGCCATCGTTTTGCTTGACGCGCCCAGAGAGCAGCAGGTTCGCGGCGCGACATACGCGTAGGTAAGTGGTGCAATATAAGCCCTTGGCCGACCAATAAGCCGCCGTGGTTCATCTTTTCTGAGCGGATCGACATTAGGAAAACATCGCCTGGCTTAGCTTCAGATTTAGCGATCTCGCGAAAGCCGATCTTGGAAGGCTCCGTGTTGTAAAAGTCGGCCTCTTTCTCCCACCAAGCGTCGTCGCGAGGAAAGTCAGGAAGGTCGATCTTTTGAAATGGCCATTCGGTGATACCCTGCTCAAGCAAAGCATCTGCACCCAGACGATAACAGTCGCGGATTAGCGTGTAGCAGTCAGAGGTGAAGTGCATAAACTTACGACCAATGACCGGGGCTATATCTGTATCACCACCCCAAACGACAGGATCACCCATGCGATCCTCATCAAGCGGAATTATTGCCCACTTCAAGCCAGTGATCCTCTGCTGCTGCGCATCAACAAGTGACGGGAAGAGCGGACCGTTTGGGTGAGAGTGAACAATTACGTCAATGTGACCGTGGTGCTTCACGATAACCTTGCTA